TCCCTACAGTTGTAGTTCCTGCTAGAACGGTGTCTAATCGTTTCTTTAACTCATCATAAGACTTAAAGTTTGATTCTGCACTGAACTCTGCAAGAGGATATTGCTTCTTCCATACAGCTTCAATCTCATCATCATTCTTGAAGATAGGTGATGGTGCATCAAACTCTGACTTATCATAGTTCCAATAACCGTCTACCTTACGTATCTTTAATTTGAAGTCTGCACCTTCCCAGAAATCAAATGGGTTTACTGGATTCTCATCTTCAAATGCAGGCTGCATTGCTTCCATACACTTATCAAAGATTTTCTTACCAAAACGATAAAGCATTACTTTACCTTCGTTTTGAGGATTTGCAGAATCTTTGATAACCAGAATGTTTGCAAAGTATTGCAACTTACGTTTCTGTTTACGTGCAATCTCCTTATCGGATTCTACACCAGAGTTCCAGTATGCAGAGTTCATCTCTGACACAGGGTCATTTTGACCGATAGTAGTAAGAGAGTTCTCAATATACCATTGACCAGTAGGGCCTTGAAACGCATGGTTCCAGACTTTTGCCCAAGGAAGGTCTTCACCTTCAACAGCTGGTAAAAAACGAAGAACGGCATAACCATTACCTGTCTTATCCATCTGTGGTTTCCAAAGACGTTCATCCACGTAGGACTTCTTTTCTTGGGGGGCGTTTTCTGCTTGGACTGCACCAAGTAGTTTGTCCAATGAGCTGGACTTTTTAAGTGTTGCTAACGACATATGTATCTCCTTTATTATCGTATGTTAATATATGTTTTATATTATCTTTAATGTATCACAAAGGTCTGCTTTTGTCAAGTACCTTATATCAATATTATCAGTAGAACTTCCAATATTGTGTACAGGGTCTACCCAATAAAATTGAGTATCTTTGAACTCTCTAAAAACAGCCAACATCTGATTAATCCAAGTTTGAGGATCAACCCCCTTTGTATCTGCTGGTAAGTAATAACCTGTTCCTTTATATATGTTGTTTATCAATTCGTCTTTTTTAGATAAATCAAATCCTAACATATAAACTTCTTTTGCTCCTTGTTGACACGCAAGATGTAATGCAGTTGTTCCAGCTATCCAACCTTTAGGAAAGGGTATGTCTTTAACTGGATCATTGTCACCGACATATGTAATCCATATACCTACGTCCTTTGCAAATTTCTTTGTAATATCTTCTATATCTATATTTGCATTTAGTTGTTTTGCCTGTTCAATTTTTTCTTGTATGTACGCTGGGTCTTTTCCTTGCACTACACAATTACTGGTTTTATTTTTACTGCGATGTATAAATGCAGGGCCTTCAAATCCCATAAGTGTCATCTCTGCAACCTCTGATGGTATAATAGACCAATCTGCAAACCAACAAGTATGACTATCTTGGTATTCAGAATTATATATTTCTTGTTGTATACCATAGTCTATTGCAACTAGATTATCAACAGCACCATCACGATAGATTGCATTACAACCCCACGTAACAGTATCATTATCCATAATCTGTTGGTGACAAGGTTTATACCACGACCTTGATTCACCATTTCCTATAACTAAGGCTTTAGACATTAGTGACCTCTAATGGAAGATAAACTATGTGCAGGCTATTACACTTAGGACAACTCAGATTAGTCTCAATCATGTACTCATCATTATCGTCATCACAATCATGATCGCCTCCCCAGATTAGTTCTTCATTGCAATGCCAACATTTCATAATTAATGACCTCTAATTTGACCATCTTTTGAAACGTCCCTAATCTTTTGGGTTAACTCTTCAACTCGTCTTTCTATAACACTAATTGCAGTATTGATATTACCCATACCAGAATTAGGTTCAAAACGACTACGAAGAACTCCTATCTCCTCAGTCAAAACGAGTATTCTATCTAAATCATCCATCTCTTAAAGCCTTCCATGAAACAGGAAAACACTCTTCTCCAATTTCATCTATTTGATTTGCAACCACTTGTGTTTCCAGTTGTGTATCTGGTTTGCATCGTAGGTTACATACACGAGCAAATGCCATAAGTGTTCCACTCCAATACCACTCAGTCATCATAGATTGAGGTAATACCATACGTGCTTGTTCTGGTGCAACACCTCTACCTAGAAGGTACTCATACGTCCATTTAGCAGTCTTACAGACAGATTGATATTCATCTACCATCCTATGATGAGGATTAATGTCAATAACTTCAGATGAAGAACCTTGTTTAGAGTTCTCAGGAGCTCCACGCCAGTCTTCTGGTACATAGAACTCTACCTCATCATCAACATATCTACGAGATACTTCATTCCATACTAAACCGACTTGGTGTTTCACTAACTGTCTTGCAACGAATACAGGAGCCTTAATATGGAATTGCATAGATGCATGACCAAAAGGACTCCAATGATTATGTTTTGCAAGATAACCAATTAGTTTTTCATCTTGACTTGATAACAAACCTTCTATAGGCCCTGCCTCTGGAATGGATTCCCATTCTGATTCTTTTGCAAACGATACTCTTGCTGCATTTACTACAGAGAGATCACTACCCATTTTATCAATAAATTTAACTTTCATCTTCTCTCCATATAATGGTGCCGGCGACAGGATTTGAACCCATGACCCTCTGATTACAAATCAGATGCTCTACCAACTGAGCTACGCCGGCATATTCCACTAGTCCCTTTTTTTGAAATTGTTGTTACGTCTTGGTGGAAAACTTCTATTAGAATGTCGTGTAGCAAGTTTAGTAACTCTCTCACGAAGCTCTTCATTCATTTTCACCAACTCAGCATTTGACCACTCTAAAGATTTGATCTTCTTACTAAGGTCACTTACCTTAGATTCAAAAAATCCTTCTTCTCTTAGTGCATCACCTTTATCAAGGTAAACTGTAACATCCATTAATTAGACTCCTCTATAAGTTTTAATAGTTTTATTCTATACCTGTTCTTGTTAATTGTCAAGAACCCTTTGTAATTTTTCATCAATTTTTTTAAGTCAACCCATACAATATCATCCTCTAATTGTTGATCCCATTTCTTACTAAAACTTACGAGCTCATCTAAAACTAACATAGTTTCTAATGATACTCTACTACCCAAAAACTCTTTTAATAGTTTTGGATGCGAACTATTCTTTACCTCAAATAAAGGTTCAAACTCTTTTATAAAAGGTTTCATCTCTATTACAAACTGGTCAAAAAATCCTGACCTTCTAAGTAACCATGATTTATAATTTTCTTCACTAAAGTTTGCAATATAGCCACTCTTATCTTTTATGAAATTAGAAACAAGATAATTTCTGATTTCTATTTCTGTCTTATATTTTTTTGAAAGTTTAACAAAGAAAAATCTGTCTTTACGTTTCCAGAAGGAATCTCTAGAAACTTTTGTCTTACCACCATACTTAAAAAAATCATAATCTTTTCTACTAAAATGTGCTTTCATTGCACAATACATTATATAAACGTCAATTGGTTCCATCGTCTTTTTTGTATCCATCTTCTTCAACTCTACGAGTTGATTTATCTCCTACAATACTTGCCGCAATAAAACTTGAAGCTGCTAACATTGGAATAACATATATCATTTTATCTGTAAGATATGCTGTGATATATGTAGGTACTAATACTATGATTGCTTGTAGCAATCCTTTAGTCATTCTCTGGCATCTTTAACTTATAGATGACATAAGGTTCTTTACATACACCATCATCATCACACAACTGTAATGGTACTGATTTTGCATTAGGGTCTAAAGGTTTAGGGTCAATTTTATGCCAAGTGGCTCCCATTGCTTTTTCTTTTTCTATTTGTGCAAAAAACTCTGCATTTGATGAAACAAATAGAATCGGTAAAATAAATAATAGTGCAAACATTTGATACTCCTATATCGGTAATTGTGCTTGTCTAGGAAGAAAGTTTAAGTCTCGAGCATTTGCTTCTATCTTTTCTTTGAGACTTTTAGATATAAGAGAACCGACTGTATCTGGCTCTATACCTTCTTTTTTGCAATACCAAAGTACTGCTTCCATATGTGAAACTCTTTTTTCTTTTGCGATGTTTTCAATCTCTAGTGAGAAAGTTTTTGTTGTACTAAGTGCCATAATTGCTCCATTAAAATATAAGGTGAGGGACTAACCTTGGCCCCTCACGGATGTATTACGTCATCACACGTTTTTGATACTATAAACAATTCCGCCGTAAATAGTATCTTGTCCCATCCAAGCCGTAAATGGTAAATGATTTCATTTTACTGTGGCCTCTAACTTCAAACAATTTCCTTTCGATATTAAGCAGTTCGTAATGCTTTATATCCAGCAGCAACAACTGCTTTTGTTGGTGTTCCGAGCATATATTTCATATATGTCTCTCCGTCAAAAGACGAAACACGTTTATTCAGATAGATTGAAAAACCTTCTGAACGAAGTTGGCTTATAACTGCACGAACATTCTTAACACCATAACGTGATGAAATCTGTTTAGCGGTTAGTTCTGCACCATTTACTAGTGCGGTTGCAACCTTAGTTGCTTGGGTAGTCTTAGTAGTCATAATATAAATTCTCCTTATATGACAGTTTCAAAATGGGGGTTATTCTGTTACTAGGAAACCCCCGAAACCCTATCCAATTACGCAGCTAGTGCGAAATCTTGAGATGCAATATTATCAT